CTGACATGAAGCCAGAGGTCTTTGAGCAGATCCTTAGACCTGCCTTGGCTGACCAGAAGGGTGCCGCACTGTTCATCGGTACACCTATGGGGCGTAATCACTTCTACGACCTGTACAAGTACGCAGAGCTAGAGGACGATGAGTCCTATACTGCATGGCACTTTACAAGTTATGACAATGAGTTGTTAGACCCAGAGGAGATTGACCTAGCTAAGAAGTCTATGTCATCCTACGCATTCCGTCAAGAGTTTATGGCATCATTTGAAGCTAGAGGCTCAGAGATGTTCAAGGAGGAGTGGGTTAAGTTTGGTGAGACACCAGAGATAGGTGACTACTACATAAGCATTGACTTAGCTGGCTTTGAGGACGTAAGTAAGAAGAGAACTAAAAACTCTAAGCTGGATGAATCAGCTATTGCTGTTGTTAAAGTAAATGAGAATGGCTGGCACCTAGAGAACATCATATACGGTAGGTGGGACTTAGCGGAGACAGCTAGGAAGATCTTTGAGGCTGTTAGAGACTACAGACCTATCAGTGTAGGTATTGAGCGTGGTATCTCCAAGCAAGCTGTGATGTCACCCTTGATGGACTTGATGAAGCAGCAGGGTAGATTCTTTGTTGTAGAGGAACTAACACACGGCAACAGAAAGAAAACAGATAGAATCATGTGGGCGCTACAGGGTAGATTTGAGAATGGTCAGATTACTCTAGGCCAAGGTGAGTGGAATAGTAGATTCATGGATCAGTTATTCCAGTTCCCTGACCCGCTAACACATGATGACCTTGTGGATGCCTTTGCGTACACAGACCAACTGGCTAAGGTAGCCTACAATTACGACTTTGAGATTGATGATCTTGAGGTCTTGGATGCAGTAACAGGATATTAACATGGCGAAGTCAAGAGTCAATGAAGCTGGTAACTACACCAAACCCACTATGCGTAAAAACCTATTCAATAAAATCAAAGCAGGTACAAAAGGTGGCAAGGCTGGACAATGGTCAGCGCGAAAGGCACAGATGTTGGCAAAAGAATACAAAGCCAAGGGTGGAGGATACAAGTAATGGCTCTAGCTAAGTCACAGAAGTCACTAAAGAAGTGGACTAAGCAGAAGTGGCGTACAAAGTCAGGTAAACCTAGCACTCAGGGAGCTAAAGCTACTGGAGAACGCTACCTACCAGAGAAAGCAATCAAGTCTTTGTCTGCTAAAGAGTACGCAGCCACCACCAGAAAGAAAAGAAAAGACACTAAGGCTGGTAAACAACACTCCGCACAGCCTAAAAAGATAGCAAAGAAAACCAAACGCTCACGTTCAAGGTAAAAAAGTATGGATTACGGTGACAATGACGTTCTGTCTAGCGACGAACACCTAGAAAACTGGGTAATGGCTAAGTGTGACTCGTGGCGAGACCACTATGAGTCCAATTATGCAGAAAGATTTGAAGAATTCTACCGTTTATGGCGTGGAATCTGGGCAGCAGAGGACATGGAGCGCAAAAGTGAGCGCTCACGTATCATTTCACCCGCATTACAGCAGGCTGTAGAGTCTAGTGTAGCTGAGATTGAGGAAGCAACCTTTGGTCGTGGTAAGTATTTTGACATTACCGACGATATGGGTGACGCAGAGTCTCAGGACGTTGTGTATCTACGCAGTAAGCTGCATGAGGACTTTGAGAAAACTCAAATACGCAAGCAAGTAGGTGAGTGTCTCATTAACAGCGCAGTATTTGGTACAGGTGTGGCTGAAGTAGTGCTAGAGGAAGTCAAAGAGATGGCTCCTGCTACACAGCCTATCATGGACGGACAGCTACAGGCAGTAGGTGTTAATGTCACAGACCGTACAGTAGTTAAGCTACGCCCTGTACTGCCACAGAACTTCCTGATTGACCCAGTAGCAACCTCCATACAGGACGCTATAGGCGTTGCTGTGGATGAGTTTGTGCCACGACACAAGGTACAACAGCTACAGGAAGAAGGTGTCTACAGGAGCGTGTACGTAGGTCAGGCGGCTAGTGACTACGACCTAGAGCCAGATCAAGACCTAACGAGCTACGATGAGGACAAGGTACGCCTAACGAAATACTACGGACTTGTGCCTCGTTACTTGCTAGAGATTGGTGAGAAAGAAGCACTGCTTGACGACGATGAAGACATTGCTGATATTGAACTAGAGGAACCAGAGAACGATGAAGATGCCAGCTATTACGTCGAAGCTATTGTGGTTGTGGCTAATGGAGGCATCCTACTAAAAGCAGAAGCTAACCCATACATGATGCAGGATCGTCCTGTAGTAGCCTTTCCTTGGGATGTAGTTCCCGGTAGGTTCTGGGGACGTGGTGTGTGTGAGAAAGGTTACAACAGCCAGAAGGCGCTTGATACAGAGCTTCGTGCCCGTATTGATGCTCTAGCACTAACTGTGCATCCAATGATGGCTATGGACGCTACACGCCTTCCTAGAGGCTCTAGGCCGGAAGTACGACCCGGTAAGATCTTGTTAACTAATGGCGACCCTAAGTCTGTCATCAACCCATTCAACTTTGGTCAGGTTAGTCAGATTACATTTGCACAGGCAGCAGAACTACAGAAGATGGTTCAGATGTCTACAGGTGCTATTGACTCTGCTGGTATTCCNNTGATTAACTTCCAACAGTCCTTCCTGATTCCTTTTGTTAAGATGGCTGCTTGTCGTTACATGCAGTTTGACCCAGAGAACTATCCTGTTAAGGACTACAAGTTTAACACTACGTCTACTCTAGGCATTATTGCTCGTGAGTACGAAGTGACACAGCTTGTGCAGCTATTGCAAACTATGCCAGCAGAGTCTCCACTATACAACACGTTAATTCAGTCAATCATTGACAACATGAACCTGTCTAACCGTGAAGAACTAATGACTAAGTTGGCTCAGGCAGAGCAGGCATCACAGCCTACACCTGAACAACAGCAAATGCAACAAGCGGCTGCACAGGCACAGATGGCCTTCCAGCAGTCACAGACAGCAGCACTCAACGGTCAGGCACAGGAGTCTAGTGCTAGAGCGCAAAAGATTGCTGTAGAGACACAGCTTGCACCACAGGAGCTACAGATTGACCAGATTAAGGCAGTCACAGCTAACCTGAAGGCAGGCGACCAAGAGGACAAGGAGTTTGAGCGACGTATGAAGATTGCTCAGACATTCTTGAAAGAGAAAGAGATTGACCTAAAGAATCAACCTCAACAACAAGCACCGCAACCAGTGCAACCCATGCAACCCCTTCAATTACAACAAGGATAACTTGATGGTCGTAACACGTACAGAACTAACTCAGATAGTAGATCAAGTCAACAAAAAGTTTGATGAACTAGAAGCTAAGATTAAAGAGTTAGAGGAATTAAATGCTAAGAATACAGCATCACCTAGAAAAACTACAAAGCAAACACAAAAGGCTGCGTAATGGCGAAAGAAAAAGATTCACGTCTCCAACGTGCTGGAGTTAGCGGTTACAACAAACCAAAGCGTACACCAAACCACCCAACTAAATCTCATGTGGTGGTAGCTAAGGAAGGTGATAAAGTTAAGACCATCAGGTATGGTCAACAAGGAGTCAGTGGCGCAGGGAAGAACCCTAAGACAGCTTCTGAAAAAGCGAGGCGTAAGTCTTTCAAAGCAAGACACGCAAAGAATATAGCCAAAGGCAAGATGTCTGCGGCATATTGGGCTAATAAATCTAAGTGGTAGTAAGGAGAATACTATGCCAATGGTAGGTGGAAAGAAGTACAGCTATACCCCTAAAGGTAAAGCAGCAGCAGCTAAAGCTAAGAAACGTATGAACAAAAAGAAGAAGTAATAATGATAGCAGAGATAAGTGCAATTGTCGCTGGTGTCAATGCTGCTACGTCTGCTATCAAGCGTGTAGCTGAGACTACCAATGATATCTCAAGTATCTCTGCTTTCTTATCTACTCTTGGAGGTGCAGAGGTAGAGTTAGCTAGAGCGCAGAATGAAGGCAAGCTATCTGAAGCAGATGCTGTTAAAGCTGCACTAGCTAAAAAACAAATACAAGAGACTATGCAAGAGATTAAAGATCTCTTTACAGTCAGCGGTAACGGACAACTTTACCAAGAAGCTATGGCTTCTATGGCGGCGGCTAGAAAAGCTAAACAAGTAGAGTTAGCTAGAGCAATAGCAGCTAAGAAGAAATTTTGGAAGGACGTTAGAGAAATAGGTGCTGTTATAGGTGTATTGATATTTCTAGTACCTATGTGCCTAGCACTTTTAATTTCATATTTAACAAAATAACACTTGACAAACACGAAAAAGTATGATATAATATATAGGTACTTTACGTACATCCAGTATTCTTTAACAAAGGTAAAATACGATGACTCAAGAGTTAGAAACATATTTCAACAACTACTTTGCTATGTTTAGATCAGAAGGCTGGAAGCAGCTAATCTCTGACCTACAAGGTAATGTTGGACAGATCAACTCAGTAGAAATGACTACGGATAATGATAACTTGAACTTTCGCAAAGGTCAGTTAGCTATCCTAGCAACCATACTAAATCTTGAAACACAGATTGATAACGCTCACGAACAAGCAGAATCAGAAGAGTCTGTAGATGAGGCTGTTTGATTTCAGATGTCCTTGCGGCAAACTGTTTGAAGATTTAGTTAAGTCTGATGTCACAACTTCTAGGTGCAGTTGTGGCTTGGACGCTAAACGTGTTATCTCCCCAGTGAGATCTAACCTTGAAGGCATTAGTGGAGACTTCCCTGATGCACATGATAGGTGGGTTAAACGTAGGGAGCAGCACATGGCATATGAACGAAGGCAAACCTCTTAGAGAACCTTCATACTAAACATCTCCACAATACTAAGGTACGGAGTTAATAATGGCTAAGATTATTGAACCTGAGCGTCAGCAGGATAACCAAGAAGAGAACGAACAACAACTAGCGATGTTTGAACAAGTAGAGGAACAACAGGAAACTCCTGAACCCCAGGAACCTGAGATCCCAGACAAGTACAAAGGTAAGTCTGCCGAAGAACTTGTACAGATGCACCAAGAAGCTGAGAAGCTATTGGGCCGACAGAGTTCTGAAGTAGGTGAGCTACGTAAGGTTGTTGATACGTATATCCAGACACAACTCACAGAAGATACTAAAGAAGCACCCCAACAAGACGAAGAAGTAGATTGGTTTACAGACCCTGATAAGGCTGTAGATAGGGCGATTCAGAACCATCCTAAGATTAAGGAAGCTGAAGCACTCACACAACAGTATAAGGCAAGCACTGCGCTATCAGAGCTACAACGCAAGCACCCTGATATGCAACAGATCTTGCAAGATGCTAACTTTGCTGAGTGGATTAAAGCATCCAATGTTAGGACTAAGCTGTTTGTAGCAGCAGACCAGCAGTACGATCATGAGTCCGCTGATGAGCTATTTAGCTTGTGGAAAGAGCGACAGAACATTGTACAGCAGACTGCCGCTGTAGAGGAGCAATCCCGTAAGCAAGCAGTTAAAGCAGCTTCTACTGGCAATGCTAGTGGCAGCACTGAATCAGCACCTAAGAAGATCTACCGACGCGCAGACATTATTAACCTTATGAGAAACGACCCTGATCGCTATGCTGCTCTACAACCAGAGATCATGAAGGCATACGCAGAGAAACGGGTCAGATAACATATCTTAGGAGATATTTATTATGACTGATTCTACATATCCCGCAACTGGCGGGTTCGTTGACAACACTAGCGCAGCTACTTTTATTCCAGAAATTTGGAGTGACGAGATTATTGCTGCGTACCAAAAGAACCTCGTCTTGGCAAACCTTGTCAAGAAGATGTCTATGGCTGGTAAGAAAGGTGACACGATCCATGTGCCTAAGCCTGTCCGTGGTGACGCTCACGCTAAAGCTGAGAACACTGCTGTAACGGTTCAGAACGCTACGGAAAGTGAAGTTCAAATTTCTATTAACAAGCACTTTGAATACTCACGTTTGATTGAAGACATTACGGACGTACAAGCTCTTAGCTCACTGCGTCAGTTCTACACGGAAGATGCTGGCTACGCTTTGGCGAAGCAAGTTGATACTGACCTGCACAGCTTGGCTACTGGCCTTGGTGCTGCCGGTACGTCTTCTACGACCTACCTGAACAACGGCGGTACGTTCTTCGTAGACGCTGCTAACGGTCTGTCTACTTACACGGCTGACACGGTTGTTCCTGCTGATGTATTCACTGACGCTGGTTTCCGTGGTCTGATCCAGAAGCTGGACGATGCTGATGTTCCTATGGAAAACCGTTGCTTCGTTATTCCTCCTTCAGTTCGCAACACCATCATGGGTATTGATCGTTACGTAAGCTCTGACTTCGTAAACAACGGTCAAGTCACCAATGGTCAGATTGGTCAACTGTACGGCATTGACGTATTTGTTAGCACCAACTGCCCTGTTGTTGAAGCTGCTGGCGATAACTCTGCTTCTGCTGTAGACTCTCTGGGCGCTCTGTTGATCCAGAAGGATGCAATTGTAATGGCTGAACAACTGGGAGTTCGCTCACAGACTCAGTACAAGCAAGAGTTCTTGGCTAACCTGTTTACCTCAGATACTTTGTATGGTGTTTCCGTACTACGTCCTGAGTCAGGTGTAACTTTGGTTGTTCCTAAGTAATAACCATCTAACTGGGGGCTGCTACGGTGGCCCCTAGTTTTATTGAGGTAGCTGAGTATGAGCATAGTAGCTAGTTTGGTCGGCCCAGTATCAGGGTTGCTTGATAAGTTTATTGAGGACAAAGACCAGAAGAATGCTTTGGCTCACGAGATTGCTACCATGTCTGAGCGTCATGCTCAAGAGTTAGCTAAAGGTCAGCTAGAAGTAAACAAAGTAGAGGCAGGACACTCTAGTTTATTTGTTTCTGGATGGCGACCCTTCATTGGCTGGACATGTGGATTAGGCATGTTTGGTAACTTCATCACAATTCCGTTTTCTAACTTTGTATTGGCTCTAGCAGGTATAGACATTGTTATACCTCTTGTACCCTTAGAAACTATGATGCCTGTCCTTATGGGTATGTTAGGTTTAGGTGCAATGCGCTCATTTGAGAAGACAAGGAAATAAGTAGCTTATGCAGATTGATTTAGGAAGCATAGGTCTAAACCAAGAAATGATAGACCGCCTAGCAAGCGGGGATATGTACTTTGGCCCACGCACGCCGTTTACTGATTGGCAACAAGCAGCTAGTGATTTAGCTAGAGAGTCTGAGGAAGAAGTAGCTGAACGTGCAATAGACTTGTACAGTGAAGTAGATCCCGGCAGAGGCAGAGCTATGGGAGGCTCTACTGCTGACCTAGCTTACAAAGAGATTGTACAAGAGCCTGTTGCTGAATCATGGATGGATACGTACAAGAGAGAAGGATTATCTCCGTACAAAGTTGACCCTGCATCTGGAGAAAAAGTTTACATAAACACTCCTGCTGGGGTTAATCTTATTGATTTGCTGGAAGGTGAAGACAGAGAGGAGTACCTAGCTAAGAAAGAAGCAGGTTACGACGAGCGTTTAACAAAGACTCCTTACAATGTAGAGACAGGTCTTTATGGTTCTGGAGCAGGTAACTACGGCACTAGAGTAATTCCTGAGACACCTTCTAAGTTTCAAGAAGTATTGTCAAGTCCTGTAGCCAGTATTCTATCTTCGTTTATTCCTGGTGGGCCAGCGTTGCTTACTGGTGCTAAGGTTCTCTCAGGGTCAGGTAGAGACATAGGTCTTATGGAAGCAGCAGGAGCAGTTGCTGGCGCTACTAAACTTGCAGGTACGCCTACAGCAACAGCAGTAGCTGATAACATAGAGTTTGCTGCATCAGTTGCTTCAGGGAATCCTGCGTTAGCTGTGCTAAACAAAGGTACAGATCTTGTTGATGAGGAAGGTAAAGTAGTTGGCAGGACAACGCTTGGTAAAAAATACACTACAGAAGCTCTTGAAAAAGCAGGGCTAACTGATGAGATCTTATCAAAAGAATACAACATAAACCAAGATGATTTAGTTGAAGGTTTAGTCAGGACTGAAAAAGAATTAGTTAAAGGTGCTTCTCTTGATGATGCTTTGTTAAAAGGTCTGGGAACTTATGTTAAAGAAGGTGGATCTTTAAGCGGTCTTCCTGTACCAGAATTAAACGTTGTATTAGAGACACCTGAGTTACTTAAAAAAGCAGAGGATGTTTTAAGAACAGTAGGCTCTGTTGTGGACGATACTGTACTCCAGCCTCCTAAAGAGTTTGTAGAAGCAGTAGCAGAATTTACTCCATCTCCTAAAGTAATTGAAGACATTGCTAGAGAAGCAGGGTCTACTGCTGAAGACGTAGTTAGAACAGCAGGCGCAGTTATTGATGAGCCTATTCAAGAAGTAGGGAAAGCAATAGCAGAAGGAGGTCAGGTAATAAAAGAAGGGGCTGAAGCTCTTGCTAAAGCTGTTGATCTTCCTACGGGAACATCTGTAAATATAGATGTAGATTCTCCTTCAATAGACACGCCTTCTTTAGGTTTAGATACGTTTAAGCCTACTTTTTCTTTAGCGGCAACACAGAAGAAACCTGCTGGAGAAATTACAGAAAGTTTGTTTGAAGATTTCTTATTTGAAAAGAAGTATCAGGCTCCTGAATTAATAGCACGTACAGTACCACTAGCGCAATATACAGCACCTCAAGGAATGTTTAGGAATATAGTATGAGTACCACATATTTGAATATAGTCAACGAGGTACTACGTAGGTTACGTGAAGACGAAGTATCTGCCGTTGCTAACACAGCTTACTCTAAGATGGTAGGCGACTTTGTAAACGATGCTAAACGCATTGTAGAAGATGCACATGAGTGGTCTACACTACGTACAACTATTATTGTCCCTACTGTAGCAGACACTACAGAATACAGCTTGACAAACGCTGGAGAACGTGTTAAAATATATAGTGCTATTAACGACACATCAAACTTCTTTATGCGTTATGAGTCACCTAACTGGTTTAACAACGCATATTATATCTCTGGTGAAGTCACAGGCACTCCAGACTCATACACGTTTAGTGGTATAGACAGTAATGAGGATACTAAAGTACGTGTGTACCCTAAGCCTGATGCAGTGTACTCTATGCGCTTTGATTTAATTGCTAGAGAAGATGAACTGTCTAGTGATACAGACACTACAGTGTTACCTAAAAACGCTATTATTCACAACGCTGTAGCTTTGTTGGCTAGAGAGCGTGGTGAGACAGGCGGTACTACTGCACAGGATTACTTCTTAATTGCAGACAAGCATCTGTCAGACGCTATTGCAATAGATGCTTACAAGAATCCTGAAGAATTTATATATACGGTACCCTAATGGCTGAACAACGTCAGAACATATACATAGGCGCTCCAGGATTCAAAGGTCTTAACACACAGGACTCTCCTGTAACACAAGACCCTGCCTTTGCATCTATTGCTGAGAATGCTGTTATTGATAAGTACGGCAGGATTGCAGCACGTAAAGGTCTAAAGAAGATCACAAGCAGTGCTACACCTTTAGGGTCTAGTGTTGGTATAGAAGCTGTCTTTGAGTACGTAGACCAAAGTGGTGACAAAGTAGTGTTTTCCGCTGGTAACAACAAGGTGTTTACTGGAACTACTACACTCACTGACGCTACGCCTAGTGGCTACACGCCTACGGCAAACAACTGGAAGATAATAAACTTTAACAATCATGCTTACTTTTTTCAAAGAGGACATGAGCCGTTAATTTACACTGATGAGTCTGGCTCTGGTGTGCTTGATAACATAAGCGACCACAGCCATGCTACAGGTACAGCACCACAAGCTAATGAAGCTCTAGCAGCTTTTGGTCGTGTATGGGCTGCTGACGTTACTGGTAACAAGCATACTGTTTACTGGTCTGACTTACTGAATGGTCATGCGTGGACAGGTGGCTCTACAGGATCTTTAGACTTAACTACTGTATTTCCTGAAGGCTTTGATGAGATAGTAGCACTTAGAGAGTTTAACAACTTTTTAGTTATCTTCTGTAAAAGAAGTATCTTACTGTACTCTGGTGCATCTTCTCCTGCCAGCATGACGTTATCCGATGTTATTACTGGTATTGGCTGTATTGCTAGAGACAGTGTACAGGCAATAGGTACAGACTTGATCTTCCTGTCTGACTCTGGCTTGCGTAGCTTAGGTAGAGTTATACAAGAGAAGTCTAACCCTATAGGCAATGTGTCTAAGAATGTAAGAGACACTATGATGTTGGCAGTCAACGCTGAAACAAAAAACATCAAGTCTGTTTACAGTCCAGAAGAATCTTTTTATCTTTTGTTCTTACCAACGTCCTTAGAAGTCTATGTGTTTGACATGAGAGGAACACTAGAGGACGGTAGCTACAGAGCAACTATATGGACAGGTGTAACAGCACTGTCTGGCACTAGGCTTGCAGATGGTACTTTGTACCTTGGTAATGCTAAAGGCATAAATGAGTACGATGAGTTTCTGGATGACACAGACACTTATACAATGAAGTATTTTACAAACCCTATGTCTTTTGGTGATCCTTCCAGAATTAAGATGTTGAAGGAAATATCCTTTACAGTTATAGGTGGTTCAGGTAGTCAAGTGATTGGCAACTGGGCTTACGATTATACAGAAGGTTACAGTAAACAAGCGTTTACAGTATCCACAAGTTTAATTGCTGAATATGGTGTCTCTGAGTACAATGTTAGCACATCGGAATATAGTGCAACCATTGTTATTGACGTAGCTAAAGTAAAAGCTACAGGCTCAGGCAAAGTCGCTACTATCGGTATTGAAGCAATAATTAATGGTGGGGCTTTGTCAATACAAGAGTTAAACACTGAGGCACTTTTAGGTAGGTTAATTTAATGAGCAATTACACAAAGACAACAAACTTTGCAGCTAAAGATAGCTTACCTTCCGGTAACGCTAACAAGATTGTCAAAGGCACTGAGATTGATACAGAGTTTGACAATATTGCAACTGCATCAGCAACTAAGGCAAACATAGCTAGCCCTACGTTTACTGGTACTGTAACTATACCAACTGTAGATCTAAACGGTGGTGCTATAGACGGCACTACTGTAGGTGCATCTACTGCTGCCGCTATTACAGGTACAACCATTGTAGCTAACACTAGCATTAACATTGCTGGTGACGGTGCTACTGTAACTGGTATTAAAGATGAAGACGATATGTCTTCCAACAGTGCAACCAAACTAGCTACACAACAGTCAATCAAAGCCTACGTAGACTCACAGGTTACTGCACAGGACTTAGACTTCCAAGCAGACTCCGGTGGTGCGTTGAGCATTGACCTAGACTCAGAGACTCTTACGTTTACTGGAGGCACTGGTGTAGACACTAGCGGCTCTGGTAACGCTGTAACCTTTGCTATTGACAGCACTGTAACTACGCTCACTGGTACGCAGACGCTAACCAATAAGACTCTTACGTCACCCACGCTTAACACACCTACCATTGGTACTTCGTTTACCATTGGCTCCGCTACTATTACTGAAGCAGAACTAGAGATCTTGGATGGCGCTACAGTAACTACAGCAGAGCTAAATGTACTGGACGGCATCACAAGCACTACTGCTGAACTAAATATCCTAGATGGCGTAACGTCTACCGCAGCAGAACTTAACATTCTTGACGGTGTTACTTCTACTGCTGCTGAACTTA